TTCTCAACGCCTCTTCTATGCCATCCAGCTTCTCGAACACCCGCGCAAAGTTTGATCTGACCTCTTTGAACTCACGATCATGCGCAGCTTTGGTTGCTTCTACCTGTGCCTTTAGCACCTCGATCTCGGTGTGGTGGCTGTTGATCTTGGTGTAGATCATCCACACAAACGCGCAGACAGGGACAACAATATATTTCAGAAAGAGGTCAAGAGTTTCCATCAGTATGATCCCTCCCACACCCGCAGGGCGGAGAACTCGTTGGACATCATCTTGCGCTTGATGACCTCTTTCATTGCCTCCGTATCTTCCCATGATACGCCAGCCTCTTTGAGCCAGATTCCAAGCAGGCCGAGATCCACGTTGCCTACATGCTTGTAGTCCGAGCCAAAGCTGTTTTGCGTGGTCTCACGGGCGTGCTGCGCGTCGTTGAGCATGTGGGACGCGTCAAACGTCTTCTTGATGAGCAGCTTGTCGTCTTCAAAGCTGAACTTCTCGGAGATTTTAGTTGAGTGTGCGGCTTTTTGCATTGCGAGGCTTCCGTGTCTTTTTGGGGGCTTCAGATTTCGCGGCTACTGGAACCGCTGCGGCTGGCTTCGCGACTTCGCGCAAAACTGTGATGCTGTCGGGTCGGAAGGATGTGATCTTGGCGATCTCAGCGTCCGACAGGATAACAGTTTCGCCCTTCTCAATGCGGCCCTTGCTGCACTTGATCTTGATGCGATTGACGATGACTTCTTTCATGGCAAGCTCCGCTGGGTAAGGGTAGAGGGGGCCGTGAAGCCCCCTCTCGCCCGATTAGGACGTGGTGTTATCGAAGATGCCGCCGTTGGCAGCTTCGTTCTTCGCGCAGAGTGTCAGCTCGGTGACAACCTGACGTGTGGTGTTGTCGCCAGTTTTCGCCAAGGCGACGTTCTTGGTCGGACGCAGAACTGCGACTTCCCACATGTTGTCCTGCATGATGAAAACGTCACGCGAGCGGTTCTCCCGGCTTGGCATGAACTCTACGCTACCCCATGGGGTGACGTACACGGCCAGAGACTTGATCACACGCTCGTCGCCAGCTTGGACTGCGGAACGCTGGTTGTTGTTACCAGTGAAGCCGAGAGCTTTGTTCATCTGGAACGCTGAGAGGTAAACCGTGTCTGGCTTGCCGCCCTCTTCCCAGATTGACTGCATAACAGTGTCGAACTTGTCTTGATCGAACGCTGTGAGAGCAGTTGTCTCGTCTGTACGGGCGTCTGTGCCGTCGCCTGTTGGGTCTGCACCCTCGTTCGCGCCAAACACTGTGTTGGTGGTCAGCCATGCAGGCACACCAGCAAGTTCACGGGCAGTGGTGGAGTTACCAGCGGCGCGTGCGTTGTTGTCGAAAAGAGCCTTCTCGATGTCCAACTTCTGCTCTTTTGCAATCTTCAGGGTCTGGTATGCAACCTCTTTTGCGCGGCCAGCTTTGTCCAGACCTTCGTCTGTGTCTGGAACGACAACAGCGTTTTTGAAGATTTGTGTGTAGTTGCCGAGGCGAGTTGTTGCACCGCGAGCTTCGCCAGCAGTTGCGTCGCCTTCAACGTGCGCGTTTGCAGCGGAGGCGCGGAGGCTGTCTGTCTGCCACTCAACCAGAGTGTTCTTCGCGGACGTCTTGGACGACTTGGAGTAGAGGGGCGTCTCTTCGGGAGAGATGTTGTAGATGACATCTTTCAAATCTTCGCGGATGCCGACGGCATCGTAGGAGTCGAATGTGTTGCTTGGCTGGGTCATTTGTGTAGTCCTTTCAAAGACTTAGGAGTTGAGGATCAGGCCCAATGCGTCATTGATTGAGCCTGTTTTCTGCAAGCGCGATTGCGCTTTCTTGCGAGTTACAGCTTGGCCGTCTGATGTTCTCTTTGCACCAGCTCGCACGACAGGTCGGGCTTTATCACCCTTCTGTTGTGCCTGCTTACGCTTGGATACTAATGCCCGGTACTTCCGTGCGTCGTTCAACGCTCGGACGTAACGTGCATCTGACACCTGTGCCATCTCCTCGGCGGTGAAGCCGTAATCCATGCCGATCTGCATCAGATCGCCCTTCAACTTCTCACCCTTTTCAGGGTCAGCAATTTCGGGGATGTGCTGCCTCAGAATTTCAGCCTGCTCTTGCAGATACGACTGATGCGCCTGCTGTTGCTGCTGAACTGTCTGCTGCTGCACTTGCTGCATGTGATAGAGATTTTGGTCGTAGCCAGCCTTTGCCTCGTCATACTTGAGCTTCTCTTCCATGTATCCAATCGGATCACTTTCGAATAGCTCCCGTGACGGTGGGATTGGGGCTTGCAAACCACCTTGCTGCGCTTGCTGGTAAAGTTGCACCAGTTGCTGTTGCTGCTGTGCTAAAGCGGAATTTGCCTGCTCGATTTGCTTACGCGCCTCGGCAGCCTCTTGGAACCGCCTGTTGATTGCCGCTTGACCCGCAGCAGATTGTTTCAACTGATCCAGTGTCCACATCTCTTCTTTTCCATCAACTTTGACGGGGATGAGATTGGTGTCTTCAGCCTCTACTTCTACTAGGTCTTCGTCGTCAATTTGGTCATCATCGTAATCTTCATCGGATGCCTCGATGTCATCGTCGCTCTCGGCTACAGTTTCAATCTCTTCGCCCGTCGGCTCCGTGATTTCGTCCACAGCTTCGCTCAGATTATCACCCTGCGCCTCTGGTGCGTCGGATGTCGATAGCAGGCTCTCAGCCGCTTGTTCTAGGGTAGTCGATTCCATCGGTGCTACTTCCTCTGTCTGCGATCAAGAAATGTCTCTGCCGTCACAGCGGCGTCGAGTTTCATTTCGATCTGGTTAAGCGCAAGGATAATCCCATGCGCCGCTTCGCGGGCCTCTACGTCAGAAGCTCCGCTGCCTGTGAAAACCTTGATCTGGTCATCACGAACCTCTTGCACAAAAGACATAAACGCGGTGTCGGCCTTTAGCCGCCGCGCCTCGTCTGCCTTTATGCGTATCTCCGTTGTCACTGCTGCATACCGCCCTGCGCTATCTCACCGATCATACGGTTCTTGTCCTGCTCGGACTGCACTCTTGCCACATCCACGGCGGTTCCATATTGGCCGTAAATCTTAGCCGCATCGACGAGCAAGTCTTGCGCCATCTTATCACGCTTCAGGTCGTCTTCGGAAGCCGCTTTCTGGGCGTCAAGTTGCAGTTTTGCCATATCGGTCTGCATTTTTGTCTGCGCCTTCATCTGCTCTGCTTGCAGGAATGCTGCATTAGGATCAGCGGCTTGGCCTTGATCTGCCTGCGCCTGCTGCTGGGCTTGCATCATCTGCGCCTCAATCTCTGGCGTCATCGGTGAGAAGTATCGGTCTGCATTGCGGACACCTGACGCCGCGAGCAAGTCTGCCAGCGTGTTGCGGATGTTGGTCATGGACACAAGGCCGTTCTGCGGGCCGTAGTTCTGGAACACGCTCATCTGCATTTGCAGCGCTTGGTTCAGACCCATCATCTTCTCTTCCTCGCGGCCAGTGCCGAGGCCGACGTTGATTGAGACGTCCATGGAGCCGTCCCAGACACGCGGATCAACGGGGATGAACGAGCCGTTTAGGCGCATCATCTGCTCCTCGTCTACGTTCTTGGAGTAGAGGCGCAGCATGATACCGAACAGATCACGCATCCCGTCAGCCAGGTTGCGCACCATAACCTCAACCTGACCGGCGGCTGCCTGCACGGTGGCCGTGACTGCTGCCTTGGTGGTTGACTGCATGGCGTCTGGGTCGAGGCCCATGGAGGCGCGTGTGACGCCGGTCTTCTGCTCTACAAGGCCGTCGAGGTAGCTCAGAGCGCCAAGCGTCTGGCCAGCCACGAATGGCACTGTGAGGTCTTGCACAGCGCCTGCCTGACGCATTCTCACCACAGCGCCGATCTCGTTGTTCAGCACATCGTCAATGTCCACCTGACCCTCGATTACAGCGAGGCGCGGGTTGTTTGTCATCGCCACGTTGTCGAGGATGCCACGCAGGATGGATGTGGCGGCGTCCTGATCGTCCATAACAATCTCGGCCAATGAGCGGCCATAGAAGGCGTGAGGCTCTGGGTCGATCTCAAACTTGGAGAATGGGATCTCGTCGCAGGGTTCGTAGTCCAGCATCTCGTAGGCCGTGCCGCCGAGCGTGATCTTGTGCAGGACTGGTACACCAGTTCCGTCTGCGTCAATCCGCATGTAAGCTTCGGTCACGGTGACGTTCTTCATGGCTGGGTCTTGAGTATCCTCGTCCGACAGGTCCGAATCGTACCCACGGCGCTCAAAGACTTCGGCCTCAGTCATCTCTGATCCGCTGTCAAAGCTGTCCAGATCTGTCACGTCTTCAGCATCGAAGCCCATAGCGATCAGGTCGCCAGCGCGCATCTCAGTGCGGTGGGCGACGATGTAGGCGTCTTTCATGTTCCGTGCGTCACGGTTGATAAAGAACTCCTCGGGCGGCACGCTGTCGATCCGCATCTCGCCCTTGTCTTCCTG